CTGGTAACACAAGGAAGTGAATTTCAATATTTACAAAACTATAAAGAAGGAAAAATAAAACCAGGTATTGGAATAGGTAATAATTTAGATAATTACTTCAGACTAAAAAAAGGCGAAATAACAATAATTTTAGGACACGACAACGTAGGTAAAACATTTTGGTTTGTTTACTATATGCTATCACAAGCACTTATAAATGATAAGACGTTCTGTATTTGGAGTGGTGAAAATACAAGTGGTCAAATACTACGCGATATGATACAAATGTATGTTGGTAAACCATTTAAACAAATACACCTGAAAACTATACAAAGTGCTTACAATCACTTAAACCAATATTTTACTTTTGTAGACAACAAAAAGCTATATACACCACAAGAATTATTTGAAATTTTTGATAGTGTGAAATGTGATGTTTGCTTTATTGATCCTTTTACTGGTTTGAATCGTGAAATAAGTCACAATGCAAACTATGAGTTTTTGAATCAAAGTAGGGTTTTTTGCAATCAAACAAAAAAAAGTTTATTTATAAGTTCACACCCAAATAGTGAAAGTGGTCGTGCTGGTAATTTATATCCAGAAAATCACGAATGGGCTGGACACTTAAAAGCACCATTAAAAGCTTCAATAGAAGGTGGAAAATCTTTTCTGAATAGAACAGACAATATGATTACAATACACCGTTTAGTAGCACACCAAGTTATGAAATTTGAAACTATGATAACGGTTGAAAAAATAAAAGATAAAGAAACTGGTGGACAACTAACAAATTTAAATGAACCTTTATTATTTTCTTACAACAATGGTTTAGGGTTTACAATGCAAGGTGTAGACAACTTAAAAAAATATAGACTACAAACAACACAAACACGAATATAATGAAAATAACTAATGAAGATAATATGGCTTTAATGTCAAGGTATGAGGATAATTATTTCGACTTAGCAATAACTGACCCTCCATATGGAATAGAAATAGCTGAATGGGATAAAAAAGAATTAAAACCAACTAAAGAATATTTTAATGAATTATTCAGAGTTTCTAAAAATCAAATTATTTGGGGTGCTAACTATTTTATAAATAATTTATATGAAAATCGAGGTTGGATATGTTGGGATAAAAATTTCGTAAAAACGGGATATGTAAATAAAGCAGATAATTTTGAACTTGCTTGGTCATCATATAATAAAAAAGCAAAAATAATAAGATATACAAGTGTAGGTAACACAAGTGGTTTTAATAAAAATATTAAAGTTGATTACAGCTATAAAGGTAAAATACACCCAACACAAAAACCAGTTAAACTTTACGAATGGTTGTTAATGCACTACGCAAAAGAAGGAGATAAAATACTTGATACACATCTTGGTAGTGGCTCTATTGCTATTGCTTGTCATAACTTAGGTTATGATTTAACGGCTTGTGAATTGGATAAAGAATACTATAATGCGGCTATGAAAAGAATAAATAATCATACGGCACAATTAAGAATATGTTAAAAACACGAATATAATGATAGAAGTAATAAAAGCTAAAGTAGGATTAAACAAAGTTTATCATAGAGCAAAATTAGCACTTGAAGACCTGGAAAAGAAAACACCACACAAAAAAGAACTAATAGAAAATCAACGTGATAGTTTAATAGAACTTGGTGAAGCTTTACTTGTTTTGAATAGGTTAGATTTAAAATGTATGTCTTTAAGTGGTGACTTGTACCGAAACAATATTATGCTTTTAGAGTTAAAAGCAGAAGTAAACGAATTAAAAAAAACTAATAAAAACCTTTTAGAAAATGCCACGTTGTAAAAAATGCAAAGAAAAGTTTGAACCACTACACTTTAATCAAAAGTATTGTACAGATAAAACAGAATGTGTAGAAGAATGGATCAAAAAAGCAAAAGAAGTACAATGGAAAAAGAAAAAAAGACGAATGAAAGAAGAACTAAAAACCACAAGCGACTACGTAAAAGAAGCACAAAAATGGGTAAACAAATTTGTAAGACTACGTGATAAAGATAAAGGTTGTATAAGTTGTGGTACACCATTAGTAGGTAAATATGACGCTGGACATTTTTTTAGTGCTGGTGGTCACGGTTCAGTAAGGTTTGATTTAAGAAATATACACGCACAATGTGTTTACTGCAACCAATATGAACACGGAAACTTATTTAATTATCACAAAGAACTATTAAAAAGAATAGGAAGCGAAGAGTTTAACAACCTAGAACTTAAAAGTAAAGGTGTACACAAGCACGACAAACAAGAACTTAAACAACTAATAAAAGAATTTAAACAAAAATGTAAGGAAATAGAAAATAATTCTTAACTTTACATACAAGAATTTAATTTTAAAACACAAGTATATGAGTAAAACAACAGACAAGGTTATAAACCTTATGGAAAAGGAACAAGCAACGACTAACAATAAGTGCTTACCAAAAGAAAACATTTACAAAAGTTTGGCAGCGTTCCAGCAAGAATGTCAAGTGATCCACAAAGGAACAAAAGGGTACGGTTATTCTTACGCAGACCTTCCAACTATTTTAAGTGTTATTAATCCGTTATTAAAAAAGCACAAGCTTGGCTTTACGCAACTATTAGACGGAACAGAACTACGTACTATTTTATTTCACGTACCAAGTGGTGACACAATAGAAAGTTGTGTAACTATACCTCAAGGTGTTCAGCTAAAAGGTATGAACGAATTTCAGGTATATGGTTCTGCAATTACTTACTTTAGACGTTATGCTATAAGCAGTCTTTTAGGAATAGTAACAGACAAAGATACAGACGCTGGTGGTGAACAAATCAAGCCAACGCTTGATGAAGGTACTTTTTTAAAAGCAATAGACGCTATACAAAACAATAAGTACACTAAAAAGCAACTGCAAGACAAATATTCTTTAAGTAGTAAACAATCTAAAACTTTAGAATTATGTTAGTAAGATGTTCATCACTTGGTAAAATAATGACTAATGCACGTTCTAAAAAAGAAGTGCTTAGTAAAACTGCAAAAACTTATGTAAAGCAGACACTACTTGAAGACGAATTTGGAATAAAAAACGAATTCTGGTCAAGGTACACCGACAAAGGAAACGAAGTAGAACAACATAGTATTGACTTATGTAATGACGTTTTAGACTTTGGCTTTATGTATAAGAACGAAGAAAGGTTTACAAACAAATATATAACTGGCGAACCAGATATTATTACTGATGTAGTAGTAGAAATTAAGTCAAGCTATGACGCTTCTACTTTTCCTATGTTTGAAGACGAATTACCAAACAAGGACTACTTTTTTCAGGCACAAGGTTATATGAATTTGACCAAAAAACGTAAAGCTTATATTGCTTATTGTCTTGTAGACACACCACAACAAATTGTAGAAGATGAAATAAGACGTGAACATTGGAAGCAACAAAAAATTGATGAATGTTTAGACATAAGAGAGTATGTACAAAGCAAACACCAATTTAGTCACATACCTAAAGAAAACCGTGTAAAGTTGTTTAGAGTAGATTATGACAAAGAAGTGATTCAATCTATAAAAACACGAATTGAACAATGTCGTGAATACTACAATGAACTAAAAGCAAAGCTAACTTTAAACGTAGAACAATGATACAAGTAAAAGACGAATTTAAAAAGCTTATACCACCGTTAAGTATTGATGAACACACACAACTAACTTTAAACATTTGTAAAGAAGGCATAAGAGAACCGTTAATACTTTGGAACAACTATATAATAGATGGTCACAATAGGTTTGAAATAGCTAAACAATTTAATTTAGAATACAAAACAATAAATAAAGAATTTGACAACGAAGACGAAGTTAAGGAGTGGATGATACTAAACCAATTTGGTAGAAGAAATTTAAGTGCTTACCAGCGTAGTGTTTTAGCTTTAAAACTTGAAGATGTATTTAGAATAAAAGCAAAAGAAAATTTAAAGCTTTCACAAGGTAAAGGTAAGCAGAAATCTGCTAACCTTAAAGTAGAGCCAATAGAAACACGAAAAGAACTTTCTAAAGTAGCTTCAGTTTCACACGATACAATAGCAAAGGTTAAAAAGATACAAGAAAAAGCACCACAAGAAATAAAGACGAAACTTTCAACTGGTGAAATAAGTATAAACGCTGCCTATAAAGAAATAAAGAAAGAAGAAAAGAAAGAAG